TCCGCAAGCTCCAACGCACCATCCGCTGACCCGCCCGCACATCCCCGCCCCGGCGCATGGCCGGGACGGGGCGGCGGCGGAGCATGGCCACTAACCGTAGCGCCGCGCGCGGGGCACACTCTCACGCCCCATCCGCCCTGTCAAGATCCGGCTTTTTCCCGCTGTTTCCACCCACGGACGGCCCACCTGTCCCGCAGCACCTCCAACTGCTCCCGCAGGCTGGTTTCGCCCGTCCCGGCGCAGCTCCAAGCCGTTCGCACCCCATTCCGCCGCAGCAGGCAGTGCTGGTATTGGAACAGCCGCGCCAGCGGCATGAACAGAATCCGCTCCTCGGGCCAGCCGGTTTCGGCGGCGATGGCGAACACCTGGGCGGCTAGGAAGCCGGGCTCGTCGCAGGGCGGGGCTTTTTTCCGGCCAGTCCCCCCACCGGCTCAACCTGGGCCGCCTCCAATTCCCGGCTCTGGTCCTCCAGGCGCTTGAACGCGGTCTGGAAGTCGGCCGGGGTGAGCCCGCCGCAGAAGATCAGGGCGGCCTCGCGGAATGCCTGCTGGTCGAAGGACGCCCGCACCACCTCGGGCCACTGGGCGCAGTGGGTATAGACGAATCCCATGATCGCGGAGGTGAACTCGGGCGTGCCGTCGGTGGGCATTTCGCCGTTCACCAGCGGATTGCCGGTTCTGAGAAGCACGTCGTAGCTGGCCAGGGATAGCGGACGCATGGCGTGGCCGGCGACGATGGTTTCCACGTCGTGGAAGGCGGTGGATAGGCGGGTTTGGCGGTCGGTGTCGTTCATGGGGAAGTTCAGAGTTGGCGGAGGAAGAAGTCCTCGGTGCGGGGTGAGGCGTTGAGCGGGATGAAGGCGATTTTGCCCCGGCGTCTCACGCAGGCGAGCGGCACGTCCTGCTTCACCTTGTCCACGAGCAACTGCCGGTTGAGCATGGCGCACTTGATGTAGGCGAACGGATGCTCCGGGTTGGCCAGGTGCCAGGCGTCGTTGTTCCAGGCTTCGGTGAGTTCCTTCGTCTGGAATTTCCCGTCCGGGCTCTGCGCCTCGAAGAACCAGACGGTGCGCTCGCCCCGGATGCCATCGCCGACGACGCGGACGAACGGCTTTTCGGCAAGCGGGATGCCCACGGCGGTGAGGGCGGCGGCCAGGCAGGTATTGCTGGTGGCGGTGGACGAGAGGTGGGATACGGCGTTCATGGGATTATTTGGTGGGGTTGGTCAGGATCACGCCCCCAGGGTGAGGAACGGGTAGTGGGTGGCGGTGAGGTCGATCTTTTCGAAGTCCTCGTTGTTGAGGCTGCGGCTCACCTGCATCAGGATGGTAGTGCCGCCGGCGGGAGTAAGATGGCCGGGAATCGCGTTGGCCAGCGTGAGGGCCGCGCCGATCTTGCCGCTGAACGCCGAGGTCTTGGCGACCAGGCCGGAGAGCTTGATCTCGACCTTCGACTGGTAGAACGAGAAGCCGATGATTTCGCCGCTGATGTTGAGGACCGGCTTGTCCAGGTGGGAGAAGTCGAACGAGTGGTCGTAGATCAGCATCCCCGGTTGATCGCTCGGGATGCCCCAGTTGCCGGTGGTGCCAAGTAGGTTAGCGGACATGCCACGGCTGGCGTGTCAACCGGGCCGCGCTTGGCGCGGAGACACAAGACGGCAAGACCCAAGACGCAAGACAAGATGGGGCGCATCACTCACACCGCTGAAACGACAGCCTCGTAGGTGAGGATGGTTTCGCGGCCGCGTGCCTCGTCGGGAGTGGTGACGCTCTCCCGCCCGATCAGGTCGTGGAGAATGAAGGTTTCCGAATCGAGGTCGGCCTGGATCGCCGCCTTGCCGTGGAGCAGGGCAACGAGCAGGCCCGCCCAGGTCGCGTGGTTTGCCGCCGGGGTGTCGTCCGCTTGGGAGAACAGATGCACGTCGAGCCTCACGCGGGCGGTGTGGGGCATGGCCGGGACCGGCTTGGACTCGCTGGTGTTAAGTACCACGCACGGGCGGGAGCGCAGTTCGTCCCGGTTGGCGACGTGGACCGGGATGGTGGCGGGGAAATCCTCGGGGCGGTGGGTGTCGATCCACTCGGCGAGCTTCGAGGTCAGGGCGTCTTCGATCAGGTTGGGCATCTTGCCCGTGGTGCCCGCGTCAACCCGACCGGCGGTTCATGGACCGGTTCGTGCGCCCGTTGATCCTCCGCAGCGAGGTGGCCAGCGCCTTCCTGAGACGCCCCGCCGCCACCCGGAGGGCAAGCTCGATTCCCGTGTGGGTGGTCACTTGCTCGATGTAGTCGAGCTTGTTGACGAGCGAGACGGCTGGCTTGTCGCCGGTCTTGAACTTGGCCGTGCCGGGGGATTGCTTGTGCCGTGTCGCCCATTGAGCGGCACCCCGAACACGCCCGCCGATTGCCTTGGCCGCGTTGATCCACGAGCCTTTGGCGAAACCGACCCGCTTCTGGATCCGGGCGATGTAGGTGTCGAGCGCCTTCGGGCTGGTGACGATCTGGGCCGGGGTCTTGCGCTTCACGTTACCATGGCGACCGGTGCGGCTTTCCTTGTGGAGTTTGGGATCGAGACGGCCCACCGAGAGATTCTTCCACGGCGCGTTGTACGAACGGAGCGCCTGCTCGGCACGCGCAAAGCGCCGGTTCTGGATGTTGGCCCAGAAGCGGTCGGCGGCGGCCGGGTCGGACATCCGCATCTTCCCGTAGGCATCCGAAGGCAGGGCGAACACCTTGCCGATGTCGCCGGCCACCGCCTTTTCGCCCCGCTGTTTCGCCTTCTCGGAAAATCCGAACGGCCGGGTGTTGCGGGCGAGTTCCACCGCCAGCCCCCGAGCCTCCTGCTTGACCAGCGATTCGAGCGTGCGCCCCACCATTTCCGGGTGGCGCTTGAGCAGGCGGGCCACGGTGAACCCACCCTTCATCTTCGCGGTGAAGCGGATGGGTTCGTCACTCATCGGTGCTGGTCAGGGTGAGGGTGAGGAGCGGCGAGCGCGGGTGGCTCGATACCTTGGTGATCCGGTAGTCGGCACCGTCCACGGTGATCCTGTCGCCGAACTTCGGCAGCGCGGCCGGGAACGCCAGCTTGGGCACCCGCAGGCTGAGGTCGGGCGATTCCACAAACCCGCCCATGTCGATCTGCTGTTCGTTGCGCACCCGGCTGACCAGAACGAGCAGGTCGATGGTCTGCCACCGTGCGCGGACGCCGTGTTCGGTCAGGAGCTGTTGGAGGTCGGCGAGAATGTCGGTTTCAAGTCCCATGGCTGGGTGATGCTGTCAAAATGAAACACCCTCCCCAGTTGCCCGGAGAGGGTGCCCATGAATCCCACATCCCACAGAGAATCTCAGGAGTATTCGCCCGCGACCAGGTTGATGCGGCAGGCCGAGGTGCCGTCCAGTTCGATCAAGGCCGGGCCTTCATGCACCACGAACACCGTGGGCGCGTTGGCCTCCTTGGTGGCGGCACCGACCGGGATCTGGCCGGCCGTGGCCATCAGGTGGATCGTGTCGCCGGGGGCGAGTGCCAGCCCGAGGTTGGCGGTGAGTGTGATGGAAACCCCGGCCTGGACCGAGGTGACCACACCGCGCACGCCGGTCCCGGTAACTTTGGAGAACAGGACCACGATGTCGTTGGTGGCGGCCCCGGCATAGGGCACGCAATTGACCACGGCCTGGTTGGACGCGCTGGCGGCGGTGACCGTGGCCGATTTCGACGCGGACTTGAGGGTGAGCAGCGAGGCCGCCTTGTCGGAGGTGGCGCTGGCATACTGGAGGCGGATGCGGTCGCGTCCCCCGGCGGGAATGACCACATGGCTGAGGGTGGATCCGGCGTTGCCGGTGAAGCTGAACGGAATCATGACGGTGTCAGGTTAGGTTAGGTTAGGTTAGGTTGGCTCAGGGTTTGACGATGCGCTTGAGGGCGTCGGCCTGGGCGACCGTGAACCCGTAGAGGCACTCCAGGGTGACGAACACCTTGTTGGCGCGGGTGTCGGTGAAGCGCAGGTAGCCGAAGGTCATGCCGGTCTGCGGATCGGTGACGGCACCGGACTGCTGGTATTCGGCGACCGGGACGAGGTAGCGCATGGCCACGGCGACCGCGCTCGGATGGACGGCGAAGCCCACCAGCTTTTCCGCATGGTCGGACGGGATCACCAGCGTTTCGTGCAGGTCGAAGCCGGCCAGCCGCTTGATGAGGGCCTCGGTCACGCCGGGGGCGCTCAGGTTCAGGTTGAAGCTCTTGGCCACAACCTCGTCGGCGAGCAGGTTGGTGTAGTAACCGGCATCGAGCACCAGCGACCGGGGCGAGGCGGGCATTTTGGCATTGCCGCAGGACTCGCGCAGGTTGAGCACCTTCTTGTAGTCGAAGGCCGTGGCGTTGAGCGCCGGAATGCCGGGGGTGCCGAAGTTGGCGGCGGTGATGACCGTCATGATGTCGAGCAGCACGTCCTGGGCGAGTTGCTGGGCGGCGGTCTCCACCAGGGTATCGAGCAGGTCGATGGCGTTCTCCCCCACCTCGCGGGCGGTGGCGTGGACCGTCTTGAACTTGTGGCGGTTGAGGGTGACCGGGATGGTGGAGACCGTCGAGTCCGAGTTGGCGGTGTAGTCACCGGCGAAATCGCTGGACCCGGACGGTGCGCCGACGAGGGGCACGCGCACGGTGTCGCCCTTGTCGGCCTGCTGGGGGCCGAAGTTGGTGGAGAACGAGGTGACGGGCATCAGGTTCGCGGTGAAGGGCATGAGCGCCTTCTGGGCGACCTTGATGTCCTTGACGTTGGTCAGGGTGTTGGACATGGCGTGTTAGGCTTGGTGTTTGAGGATGAGGGCTTGCTGTTCGGGCGTGAGCTTGCGCCAGAAGAGGGTTTGCGCGGCCGGGTCGGTGATGGCGGCGAACTGCGCGTGGAGTTCGGCGGCCTGGGTGGCGTCCCCGGCGGGAGTGACGCGGGCCGGGAGCGTGGTGCCTGTGGAGGCGACGACGCGGGCAACCTCGGTCTGGACGCGGGTGTCGAAATCGGCCTGCGCGGTCTGGAGTTCGGTGATGCGGGTTTGCAGCGCGGTGGCGTTGCCGGTGGCGGTGTCGCGCTCGGCCTTGAGCGTGTCGATTTCGGCGGTGAGCAGGGCGAGTTGCCCGCGCAGCGAATCGCCGTCGGACGTGGCTTCGTTGAGCAGTTCGGTTTGCGCCTGGTGGTCGCGTTGCAGCGCTTCCAGTGCGGCCTTGGTTTGGGCGAGGATGTCTTCGGGTGCGTTCATCGCGCTGGTGCCCGTGTCAACCGAGGCGTGATAGACTTTCAGTCGGCGCACGGCTTCGGCGCGGTCGGGAACCATGCCCGCGAGATTGACCCGCTGCGCCTGCCGCCCGCTGAACGTCTGCCCTTCCATGGCGTCGGCGGGAATGGCACGGCCACGGGCGAGCACGGCGGCATGAAACTCCCCGGCAATTTCCTCGATGTTGGACTGGATGTGCGCCCGCTGGTCGTCCGTCAGGGGCGTGCCGGGTGCGCCGATGGATTTGTATTTGCCGACCGAAAACACCTCGACCTTGATCCCCTCGCTGGCGAGCGCGGCGGAATCATCGATCACCGCCTGCACAACACCGATGGACCCGACCTGGGCGGATGGCGTGGCGTAGATGGCGCGGGCTTGGGAGGCGATCCAGTAGGCCGCCGAGCACATCAGGCCCGAGGAAAAGGCATAGACGGGCTTTTGTTCGTTCAATGCGGCCACTGCGGCGGCAAGCTCGGGAGTTCCCGCCACGGTGCCGCCGGGAGAGTCGATGTCGAGCATGACCGCCTTCACATCCGGGCGTTGGCCGGCCTCACGGATGGCGCTGCCGATCTCCTCGGAGTCGGTGGCCCCCATCAGCACGCGGGCGAAGAGGTCCGGCTTGCGCAGGATCGGTCCCTCGACGGACACGGTGCCGACGCCACCCTCCACGGTGAGCAGCGGGCTTTGCGAACGGGGCTGCGGCAACTGGTTGCCACGCTCATTGAAGGAACGGGCCGCCAGCGCCAGCGAGCGCAAGGCCTCGGGCTGGATCAACCATTCACGGGATTGCAGGAGCGGATTCACGCCCCGGCGGCGGTGTCAACGGCTCAGACACGAAAGGGCCGGATGCAGCGAACCACAACCGGTAAAGTGATCGGAAAAAATGGAAGAATCAGCGTTTCCGGCGAGTCACCAACATTCCGCTGGCGAGTATTGTCAGGACTGCGCAACTTGGTTCGGGGACGCTGGCAACGCGGAACCCGGTCAGGCGAACCTCCGCTCGAGGGGACGCGGGTTCGATGCGGCCGCGGTACGAAGAAGGCAGGTAGCCTTCGCTGTTACCCCAAGAGCCCCCACGCGCGCCGCGGTACGAGCCCATGACGGCATCATTCCACTCCCACACATTCCCTCCCTGGTCGTTGGTGCCGTAGTAGCTGGCCGAATTCGCTCCGTAAGCGCCCACATCCGTCAACGCCATGCCCGGATAGCCGACATCGTCCCCATCGTTATAATTCGCCGAATTGGCATTGCCAATCGTGTTGCCGGCCAACGCATTGCTCTGGTTGGCATGCAGCCAGTAGCCGCCCGTACCACCCTGT